TCAACGCAGCGGCGCAGCCACGATCAGCGGCGACAGGTCGTAGCCCATCTGCGCGGCCCGGGCCTTGAGCTGCTCGAACTGCGCGCGCTGCATCTGTGGCGAGCGCGACAGGATCCACAGATAGTTGCGATCCGGTTCGCCGACCACAGCCCACTGGTAGTCCGGGTCGAGTGCGATCACCCAATAGTCGGCCCACACCAGCGGCAACCAGCTCAGCCATTCCGGGGCAAAGCGCACCTGCAACTGTCCGGGCTGGCCGTCGACCGGGCGCGCCACTCCGTCGGCCTGGGTCAGCTCGCCATCGGCGCTGCGGCAGCCGTTGCGCACGCCGATCAGGCCATCGTCGCGCAAGGTGTAGCTGGCGGTGATGTCGCTGCGGCACTTCTTCTGGAACGACACCGGAAGATGCGCGATCTCGTGCCACTGGCCCGCGTAGCGGGAGATGTCCAGTTGCGGCACCGCGCGCACCGGCTGTTGGGCGGCGGCCGTCAGCGGCAGCAACAAGGCGAACGACAGCAGCAGGCAGGGCAGGCGCATGACAATCTCCTCGGGACCTGCGCAGGCTAGGCCATGCCGCCCGCCGCGCGGCGTGAACCGGTGCAGGAAAGCACAGGCGTCGCGCCGGCCCGTAACAAAGTTCATCACAACGCTTGCCCAAACTGCGCCTGCTCGCTATGATGCGCGTCCTCGCAACGCAGGCAGCATGTTGCGATAGTGGCCGAGTAGCTCAGTTGGTAGAGCAGGGGATTGAAAATCCCCGTGTCGGCGGTTCGATTCCGTCCTCGGCCACCATTTCTAAGCGTTGCAGCGCGGGCATTTCGCTCCTTCTAGTCGCTGCTGATCCAACAGCCTTCCAAATGATTTGATCCGATTTTGCACCAGTTGCCAAAGTCGGTAAACGTGCTGCGTCGATCGCCAAGTGTTCCGGCGACAGGTGAGCGTAGCGCAAGACGGATTGGTACGAGCGCCAGCCACCCAGCTCCATGAGCGAGCGCAGCGACGTGCCGGCCATGACGTGCCAGCTGGCCCATGTGTGCCGCAGATCGTGCCAACGCAGTGGCGCGATACGGGCGCGCCGCTGGGCGGCCTTGAAGCCGTGGTTGTTGCCGCGGTCGTACGGCTCGCCTTCGTCGTTCGGAAACACCCAGCGTGGGTGCTTGCCCTTCTGTGTGGCCAGCACGGCCATGGCCTGGTCGTTGAGCGGTGAGCCGATCGCGCGCTTCGCCTTGACCTGGGTGCCGGCGACCCAGGCCACCTTGCGGCGCAGATCGATCCGGCTCCATTCCAGGCGCAACACATTCTGCTCGCGCCAGCCGGTCGCCAGCGCAAACAGATAGGGCGCACGCAGATGCTCCGCCAACTCGTCGTGCAACCGCTCAGCCTCCCTGACCGTGAGCCAGCGGTAGTCCTCTTTTGCCTTGCCGTTCTCTTGCAAGCGCATCGCAGGGACATGGTCTAGCCACCCCCAGCTGTGCGCCGCGCGCAGGATCGAGCGGACCAGTGCAAGCATCTTCTCAGCGGTGCAGCGGGAGGTGGTGCGCTCATCCTTGCGGCCAGCACGCTTCACGCGAGGCTCGGCCATGCGGAGCACCAGCAGCTCCGCAAGGAGATCCGAGTCGATCTCCCCCAGCGTTTTCTCACGCAGATGTGCATCCAGCCAACGCAGGTTATGTAGGTCTTTGCCGAGGCTGCGCTTGGCTTGCTTGTCGGCCAGCCAGCGCGGCACGGCTTCGACCCAGCGGCGCTGGGGTTTTTCGCCTAGGCGGCTCGTGCGGTACGTTTCCGCATGCAGTTTTGAAGCCCACTCGGTTGCGAGCGTCCGGTCGGCAGTCCCAGTGCTTCGAAATACGCGCTGTCCGCTTGGGTCGGTGTAGCGGACGTACCAGGTGTTTTTCTTGCCGCGTGCGACGAGGATGTAGGGACTTCTTGCCATGGTTCACCAGACAGGTAGGCGTCGAGTGCCGACTTATGGAATCGCCACCGGCCGCCGAGTTTGCGGCCAGGTGGATGCTTGCGGGTCTTCATCATTCCGCGGAGGGTGACTGGGTGGAGCTTCAGATAATCAGCGGCCTGTGGGAGCGTCATGACTTCGGATTGATCAGTCATAAGCGGCTTGGCCGGAAATTTGGACAGAGAGAGGCTTTTTCATGCCGCGTCTCCAAGTGGAAGGCCGATCTGTGTCGGCAGTGCCGCTTCGCGCGCGGCTGCCTCGATGGTGGCTGCGATGCGCGCCTCGGCGATCGCGGCGTATGCCGGGTCCAGTTCGATGCCAACGAAGGTGAAGCCTTCGAGCGCTGCTGCCTTGCCGGTGCTGCCGCTGCCCATGAAGGGATCCAGCACGATTCCGCCTGCGGGCGTCACTAGCCGGCACAGGTAGCGCATCAGGTCCGTGGGCTTCACCGTTGGGTGGTTGTTACGCCGATCCTTCACCCGATTCAAGCCAATCGAATGCACTCGGTCTAGGTCGCCGCCGGCTGCGATCGCTGCGCAGCTTCCGCCCGATAGCGCGTGCGGCTTCGCTTCGAGTGACTCCAGGCCGTCGTCTCGATCGGCCTTGCTGGCTTTGGCGCAGTAGAAGAATCGCGCCGCGCTCCCAGCATCCATCCTCCGCATGCCGGGCTTCATCCGGGAGTTAACCTGTCCGGCGTTCTCACTGTCAGCGCTGGGCTCGTCACCCGGACCGCGGCGCATCGCTCCGTAAGTGTTCTGCGTTTTGCGCTGATCGCTATTTGTGCTGGCATTGGCCAGTTGGCCTGGCGCATTCGGGAACGCTGCGAGTACTTCCTCACTGCCGTCGTGCATCACGTTTGCTGGCCATCGGCCGAGTTGATCCGGCAGGGTGACTATGCCGGCGCCCCGCAGCTCATCAGCGTTACGCCGCGGCATGCCGTCGGCGCCAGTATTCGGCTGCATCCTCTCAGCGGCGACACGGCATGGATCAATGCTTAGGCCGCCGGTTCTATGCAGTGCATGGTTTGCCGCTACCGTCCCGATCAGCGGCTTGCGCGCCATGGTGATCGGTTCCAATGCCGGTTTCAGCGCGGTACCGCCCCAGGGGCCATTGAGTGACTTGGGGAACCCGCTCCCATAGATCCATGCGAGCATGTCCCTGATTTCGAAGCCGGCATCCTCGATGCGCACAGCCATGCGGTGTTGCGTGCGCGTTGCGGCAAATCCCAGCAGGTAGCCGCCCGGCTTGAGCACACGTAGGCACTCGGCCCAGATGGCAGTGCTGGGCACGTCGTAGTCCCAGTGCTTGCCCATGAAGGACAGGCCGTACGGCGGGTCCGTGACGATAGCGTCGACCGAGCCTTCGGGCATCCCGCGCATCACTTGCAGGCAATTGCCTACGCGGATGGTGCTTCCAGGAACGGTGTCAGCCATGGGCAAACTCCTGGCGAATAGCAGCCATGGCAGAATGCGAATAGACGCATAGGGGAGTCAGGGAATGGATTGGTGGCTTGGCCTCAGTCAATGTTGGCAGGTTGGGCAAGACGGATGCGTCGTGTGGTGGGACGCCTGGGCGGCAATTGGTGCCTTGGCGGCGGTGATCACGACGTCTGTATTGGGCTTTGTCACCTATCGGTTGGGAAAAGCAGCCAACGACGCGAGTCATTTGGCTGTCAGCTTGGCTAGTAAGGAATCTGACCGCCAGCTCGCACGCGACAAGAAAGAACGAATTCTCCTGCTGATTCAAATAACCGCAGAAATCAGCACCAATCGCCAGCGCCTTCTTGAACTGCATGCACATCTGTCGAAACAGGAGAGCGAGGGCTACTTTGTCGCCAACCTGACCTACCGGAAAGACGTCATGGGCAACATGGGACTGATAGCGTTCCCACTTACGGAAAGGTTGGCGGATCGATATCACTATCTCGACGACCTGACGGGACCCAGGTTGGTCAGAGCCATGGGCATGTTCGCCTCCACACACAACAACTATAAAATCCTGCTTGATGAACAGCCAGTTGAGGAACTTGTACGCGCGCACGAGCTTCTTGTTACGGTGCTGGCGCTGATTGCAAGCGATCTTGAGGCTGTGAGGTCGGCATGTGCCGCTGCGGTAAGGGAGTGTGGAGTAGATGATGCAAAGATCGCTGGCGCCGTGCTTAGAAAAAGCGGACGTGAGCCAGATTGACTGAGTTTCCGCTGTTTGATTGGGATCGGTCATTGCCCAACGCCTTGCTGTCCAGAAGCGGCGAAGTTGGCAAACGCGAGTCTTGCGGCTGCGCGTTTGTGCACCCTGAGCTTGGCTGAAGTGTGTGTAGTCGGGCGAGGCATGGAACCAGCCGATTGGTCGGCCGGCGACGTCCTTGCGCGGGTCAGCGTGCCAGATGTCCTCTCGGTAGTGGATCGTCAGCGGATGGTTGGCCGCGTGCATGCCGATCGCCCACTCATCGTGGTTGTAGGCCAGCGCCGGATCGACGCCCAGCGCTTGTTTCAGCGCCTCGCTCGCGCCGTCGCCGCCGGCGAACAGGTCGACCACGCTCTCGCTCTGGCGCAGACAAGACACTTGCGGTGAGGGAAAGTTGAAAGCGAAAGAGCCATCAGCCACCGCGTGCCTCCCGCAGCGCCTGATCGCGCTGATGCTGCAGGGCTGGTAGATGGGTCAGTCGGATCAGCTCATCGCTGACGGCCGCTTCGCGCGCTCGGCTCAGCGCCCAGTCCAGCGCGGCGAGCTTGTCGTTCGGGTGAAGATTGATCATGGCAGACTCGCTTTCTATATCAGGGAGATCAACTGATGGGCATGCTGGATGGCGTCAGCCAGTGCTGGTGGCTGAGCAAGAACTGCGTCGTGAACTGGGATGCCTGGGCGGCAATCGGAACGCTTGCTGCGGTTGCCGTTGCGTTGCTCATGTCGATATACCAGACCTCCAGGGCTGACCGCGCGCAGCGTTCGCGCGCGCGATGGGTCGCGCTTGAGCTGCGTCGCGTTCTTCCAAGTTGGCGCGGCCGTGTCGTGTGGGCAATGCAAGCGGGTGATTCTGATCTCTTCTTTCTGCTCGACGATGATCCGCTGAGGGATCCTGTAAAGATCCCCCCGGATCTGACCGCAGTTTTGCCTCAGCTTCATGAGTTGGGGGATGACGCTGCCTCTATCGCAGATGCGATTTGGATTGCTCGTACCCTTGATGCCATGCCAATCCACGCGGCTCTCGATGGCAGCATTACTCCGCAGGCAAGTGCCCAGAAAGTGATTCGGCAATACCGGGCCGGACTCCGCTCGCTCACTGCGTGTCTGCGTGCCGCAGAACGGATAGTTGAGCGTGCCACCGGCTTGAGTGCGGCTGATCCGGACAGCCATACCTTCGGCAGCCCCGACGTATAGGGCGATCACGCGCTTGATTTGCGTCTTCCGACAAATACCCAGCTCAAGCGAAGCATTAGAATTTGCCGTCGAGGGAAGCTGAGGTTGCTTATGAGTGGAGATCGTGAAGGGACGTCCAGTGATTTTCAGAAAAGATGGGGGAAACGGCGTCTGCGGCGGATAGACAATCTCAAGGCCGAGGCCTTTGATAACGCCATGAAGCGATTTGTCGAATTGACAAAGTGCATGGCTCTCGGGGTGTCGCTTCTGTTCGCCGGCGCAGCTGTTAAAGAATCTGCGCCCCTTGACGTGTTGAGGGCAATTAGTGCGTTCGGCTGCATGTTGGCTGGAGCTGCTTCGATGGGCTGCGGAATGTTTATTTACCTCAAGCCTGTGTTGCATGGTGTGCCAGCTGAAAAGCGTAAGCGGGTCAAGCCGATCGGTATTTTTATGCTGATGATGCTGGTCGTTATTAGCACCATGGCTACTAGCATGGAAATTCTTAAAGAGCGCCGGGACTTGACGCGCGCAGAGAGCGGCGCGCAGCTGAAACCCAAATGATGCAGTAGGGCCTCTGCAGAGCTGACGGAGGTGCATTGTCATGTTTTGGCTAGGCATCTTTCTTGATCCGCGCATCATTTAGTTCGCGGCGCGACATGCTCTTGCGCACCGGCGTAGCACCCAGCTTCTGCACCTTGCCGCCGCGCTTGGCGAAGGCCTTGAGGTCGTTGGCCAGGTCGGCGCGTTCGCGGTCTTTGTGGCGCACGGTGGAGAGGGCGAAGGCGCTCATCGCGCACCTGCCTTGTCGCGCGCAGCGGGTTCGGCGCGCAACAGCTGCTCGGCGTAGGCGATGCCGCGCGGGTTGAGGGTGATGACGTTGGGGAATTGCGGGTCGTCGAATTGCACCAGGCCGGCTTCGTCGAGCCAGTTGATGCAGCGGCGGGTGAACGCTTGGATCTGCACGGGGCCGCTGGTCTGCACTTGTGCGGGCATGGCGGCAAAGCCGCCACGGGTGCGGCGCAGGGTGCGGCCCTGGGCGCCGTAGGCCGCCTTCAGCGCGGCCTGTGCTTTGGGTTGTAGATGCATGGTGACCTCAATCAGGCGGCGTGTGCCGCATGCGCCAGCTGGGCGAACAACTGCTCGCGCGCACGGCTCAGGTGGGACAACGGGATGCGGTGCTGGCCGGTGGGTTCGGTCCAGCGGCTTTCGGTGAGCGCGCGGCTGGTGCTTGGCGCGGTGGCCTTGCCGCAGCGGCAGCACTCGATGTGGAACGTGGTCGGCGCCGGGCCGCCGATGCGGTAGCGGTGCGGCGCGCCGTGGGTGGTGACCAGCTGCGGGCGGTGGCCCGGCTGGCACTGCGGAACGGTGGACGGCAGCGGCATGGCTTCCTGGCGCATGTCAGTCCTCCGCCTGCGCCAGCCGGACGTGGGGGAGGGCAGGCGATTGCTCGCTATCCACCACGTGCGTTGCGCCGGCGCTGCGATGCGCCGCGTGAAGTTCGGCCAGGCGCAGCGGCACACAGATGGCCGCGGTGATCGCCACGACTGTCCAGCCAACGGCGAGGGTGCGCTGATAAGTGCGGCTCATGCGCGTGGCTCCTGTACGTGCACGCCGTGTTGCCGCAGCCAGCGCGTTGCACGCAGCAGCACGCGTGGTGCCAGTGCGAACGTGTCGCGGCCGATGCACAGGTGGCGGGCGGTGGTGCGCGCGCGCAGGCGCGGCGCAACGGCGCAGCCATCCAGCGACGGAGTGACCTTGCCGTCGTACAGGCCAGCCCAGATCCAGTCGGTGCAGATCATCAGCGCCAGCGTCTGGCCGGCATGCCCGGTGGGGAAAAAGGCTTCTAGCGGGCGATTGCTCATGGCGTCGCCGCCACCGATGCACCGTGCGCCGCCATCCATTCGCACATGGCCTGCAGCGCGTCGTCGCCGGCGGTGTACGCGGTCTGGCCGAGTTGCAGGGCGCCTTGCATGCGGCGCACATCACGAACGCGGCACACCGTTACCGCGATCTTGTTGCTGCGATCAGTGCCATACAGCGCAGCGCTGACGGCGTCGCCCTTGATGCACAGGCGTAGCAACGTGCCTTGGCCGCTGCCCAAGCAAAAGTTGGCCGAGGGAAAGCCACTCATGCGGCGCTCGCTTCTGCCAGTGCGGAGCGAAAACGCGCTACCTGCTCCCTACGCTTGGCGATGCGTTTTTGGAGGCACGAGGCATAGCTCGCAGAGGCGTAATCGCCAAGCGTGGTGAGGGTGTGCGTATCCTCGCGAATGGCGTCTTCGGCCCAGATGATCGCGGCTGTCAGATCCTCAGGCGTCAACCTTGCGGCGAGAGCGCTCATGCGCGCAACTCCCGAACAAAGTCACGGCTGGCTGCTTCGGCCCGCAAGCCAGTGAGCTCGATACGATCGCTGCGCTTTGGGTAGCGCTTCGGACCCTTCGACATTCCCCGGCGTTTGAGTGCTTTGGCGTGTAAGTGGTCGGCAGCTGCACAGGCTTGAAGACACCTGCGAGCAATAGCAAGCAATTCTTGGTCGGCAGCGACGGTGGCTGCCTGCGCATCTATGGCGGGTGTGCTGGTACGCATCGCGTTCTCCTGCCGCGACCTCGCGGCAGGAGAACAATAGCGGAGCTATCTACAACAATCAATAGCAAGGCTATCTATGAACGGTATGGGCGGCTGAGCGGTTAAAACTTGCAGCCGTTGCCGCCCTCGACCCAGCGCTTCAGGCGGACAACTTGCCGCTCCCGGGTAGCCTTTGCATACAAAGTGACCTCCGTCCGCCCAGTCTCGACTTCTTTGACGGTGATGACGGTATAGATCTGCGTTCCTACGCCGGACGCACCCTGCACGATCTTTGCCTCTCGCAGATCAGGGTAGTTCTGCACGTCGTTGATCGTCTGACCAACCGGTACCAGCGGTTTAGGGCGGCACTCTCCGTCTGCTTCAACAATGCGCTTAAGGGCGAGTTGATAGGGAATCTCCACAACGAAAGCGGAGGCGAACTCCGGCTTCTCCAAGCCCTTAGGGCTACTTGCACACCCAGTCAGGATGAGCAAAGTGATACAAGCAGTTCTTTTCATGTCTTCCTTACGATATTGATCGCAGCAAACCGGCATCTTCAAACCTGATGTCCTCCCGGATGCATTCGATGCCTCTGTCCATGTCACGCATCAATTGGCGCAGTTCTTCATCGCCTAGTTGCTCAAAACCGGCCACCTCCCTGCATGCTTGATCGATCAGAATCTGCATGGGTCGCCCCCAGAAATGCCGATAGTGGCGAATCATGCGGTAGTGCCCTTCGCGAGTGATGTCGTCCATCTGCGACTTGGGCGTCGGGGCTGGCGCGCCGGCAACCTCTCTATGCAGATTTTCGCGCCCGACGAGGCGCAGGCTCGCTTTTTTCCCCAGCTTGCGCTGAGCGCGTAGGGCGACTGACTCGGCCAACCGTTCCATCTCTTCCTTCAAACTCACTACTTCCCTCCAACGCGTTCTTCATTTCCAAGGTTGCGTTGATTGCATCTGCCATCTCTTCCGGCCGATGCTCCACGGCGAATGAATCGTCAGCCATCAGGCCCGCGACCTTCTTCGCATACGCAACCGCCGCGACGATTATTTCCGCATCGAGTCGCTGCGGATGAGATCGCGTGAAATGATCTTGCAGCCGTCGATACTCCGCACTGATCAACGAGGGTGGCAGCCCAATGAGGGCGGCAAGCGGCTCTGCTTTGTCCCAAGGTACCGGCCTGTGGCCGCTGGCAAATTGGGAGATGAATCCAGCGCTTACATCGAGCGCGTCAGCAAGCTTGGCCTGCGACTGCCTAGACCGCTGAATTGCCTCAGTGATGGCTTGGCCTTCGGGGGTCTTTGGATTTGCAGGTCTAGGCATGTAGCAATGCTATTGATAGGTCATTGCGGCTACCATCAGCACTGCTATTTACATGCGTAGATAGCGTCGCTATGCTTCCGGCATGGAAACCCCAATACAGACAGCGATCCGGGCCGCCGGTGGGCAACGCGCTCTTGCTAATGCGCTCAATGTCCATCCGGCGATGGTGTCGCAGTGGGCTACTGCGCGTAGGCCGGTAGCGGCTCACCACGTTCTCGTCATCGAGACCTGCACTGGTGTGTCACGCCATGCCCTTCGTCCAGACGTATTCGGCCCGATACCAAACACACAGCAGCAGGTTGCATGACAGCCCTATGTAGCCACATCGAGATCGCCGATGTGCAACTCGCCTTCAACCGTGGAGTCGCGAACGTGATTGCACCCGAATATCTCCAGAGCCTCACGGCAAAGGTCGTTGCTGGGCTCTCCAATAGGAAAGAACAGATCCAGCTGGCGCATGCACTGGGCGCATCGGGTACAGCTTTCGTTAGAGAGGCGCTGCGTCGTTGTCGGGGCACGCTGACTCGATTGCATCCACCAGAAGGGGCAGCGCCGTGTTGTCCGACATGTGGGCAGGTGGTGCGTCGGCCAGGTCCAACAATCGCCGTCGAATCTGACGTTGATTTGGAGCGTTGCTGATGAGCATGGGCAGCACGACTTCTAGCACCAATTCGATAGCGTCCAGCCGTTGGTCGCTGACTTCTTTCTCGGACAATTTGTTTGGCATGCCTGTGGCCTCTGCGCGTGAGATTGGGACTGACGTCCGATCGTACATCGCCGGTGGTTGCTCGCAGGATGGCAGATACATCACGCCTCTCAGCGAGCGCCTGGACGCAGGCGAGCTTGCGTCCCTGGTGGGCCTTCCTATCTACAACAACGGCGACACCGCCGACCTGACCCTGACCGCCGACGAGTGGGCAGCGCTCATAGAGCGCCGCCGTCGCGTGGGTTGGCCTCTTCTGGCGATCGATTTCGCAGATATACCGGAGTGGCTCTGATATGGCGCTTGCCCGCGGAACTCTGATTGTTCGATACGAGGAAGACGGCGCGATGCACATTACTGTTGCGATCGTCGATGGCTCTGCGCGTGAGATATCGGACGCGCTCGCCGCCGCCTTGCGCGACATTGCTATCGATGTGCGCCCTCGTTGCGTTCGCGCTCCTCTGAATGCCCGCAAGCGGCGCACTCGTAGGAGTCGAGCTTGAGCCCCGCGAACCCAAAGTCCGGATGCTCGCGCGACCTTGTTCTCTTGAATCCAGCTGCATTGCAGATGGGGCAGAGGGCACCGGGCTTTCCGGCGAGTTGTGCTTCGAGGGCGGCCACGCGCTCTTGCAATTGCTCGACTTGGTCGGGCAACACGCTGACCCGTTTCCAAAGCGGGATCCGTTCCAGCGCCTTGATCACATCTTCCAACATTCCCATGCGTGCGGCCTTGTCCTGTGGCGATTTGGATCTGTCCGAAGGCTATCACGGTCGTCGTCTGGTCAACGGAGAGCAAGCTCATGCGTGAGAAGCGCCAGAAGGCAGTGCTCGACGCTGTGCGCCGTACGTGGGAGCAGGGCACGCGCTCGCGGGTCTGCTCAACCATGCCGGGAGGACTGCGTATCGCTGCGGCGATTCTGCTTAGCGTGAGCGGCTCGTTCGCTTTCATTGCCGGTTTGCTTGGCAATGAAGAAGACAGCGACAACATCGCCAATGCCGGTGCGAACGTGGTAGCGCCGCAAGGCAGTGAACCGCAGGAGTGGGGTGGTGGTGTGCATAACGCACATGGTGCGTCTGCCAGCCAGACCACCACCACGATGAACTGCTCACCGTTTCAGGGTGTTGCGCAATGACATGCCAACGCTCAGACATCTATTGGCGCGACGCGCTGTACAACGCGGTGTCGCAGATGCCGGGCAATGTGCGCGCGGCTGCCGCCTATCTGACGGAGCGGCGCGGCAAGACGATCACGGCGGAATCGCTACGCAAGAAGCTGCGAGGCCTGGAGGGCGAGTCGCTGTCGATGGAGATGGCGGAGATGCTCACCGAGTGGATGCAGGAGCTGAGCGCCGGCCAGGCACTGGCCACCTGCTGGATTCAATCGCTGGGCGCGCAGTTCGAGCTCGCGATGGACTTCGTGCCGCCGGCGCCGGAGCACGGCTGGCCGGATGAAGTGGCAGCCATTCAAGCCAAGCTGCTGCATGTGGCCAAGCATGCGGGGCGCCTGTCTGGTGTGGCGCTGGAGGCGCTGGACGATGCGCACCTGTCACTGCAGGAAGCCGACCTCATGGTCGACGAGCTGCAGGCCATCCGCACCATGTGCCACCGCCTGGAGCGCAACGTGCGCCGTGCAGCGGCTAAGGGCCGCAAACGTGGATGACATGACCATCAACCGCGCGCCGCACATTCGCCGCACCTTGAGCCCAGCCGCACAGCAGCACGTGGCCGAAGCGCTGCGCCTGCTCTATAGCGGTGCGCCAGGCCTGGCTGGCGACGATGCACTGGCCGAGCGTGAGCGGTTGCGCATGCAGGACGAAGCGCATCACAACCCGCAGGCCGCGCTGCCGCTGGATCGGCAGCGATGAGCGTGAGCCGCTGCATCACCAAGGCGCTGGACATCGCCAAGGCGCCGCGCCAGCAGTGGAAGGCCGCCGTTGATGCGCTGCCGGAGCACTGCCAACACACCGAGATTTGTACCGGCGGCATTGGCTGCCGGGCGCGCATCGCCGACTACCTGCGCGTGCAGTACCGAGCGCAGGCCCGGCGCGAGCAGTTGAAAGGGGGAAGGGCCCGATGAGCCAGATCAAAATCGACGTGGACGAGCTCAAGGCCACGGTGGACCTGGTGGCGGTGGTTGAGCGCTATGTGCAACTGCGCCGCGCCGGCAAGGAATATGCGGGCCTGTGCCCCTTCCACAACGAGTCTTCGCCATCCTTCACGGTGATTCCGGTGAAGGGGTTTGTGCACTGCTTCGGCTGCGGCGCACACCACGATGTGATTGGCTTCTTGATGGCCATCACCGGCTGCGATTTCCACGAGGCGTGCGTGCAGCTGGGCGCGCAGGACTTCCGCCAGGCGCGCGACGACGTGCGCATGGACGTAGAGGCACCGCTCGACGTGACGTGGGTGCCGCTGATGCCAGTGCCTGACGATGCGCCAGACCTGCTGGCCGGCAACGGCTGGACGGTGCCGATCTGGAATCCCAAGCGCGGGCGCCTGCGACGCATGCGCGTGGTGCGTACCGACGCCTACCGCGATAGCGAGGGCCGCCTGCTGGGCTACGTGCTGCGTGCTGAGTTCACGGACCGCCAGACACGCAAGGTGAAGAAGTGGACGCCGCAAGTGACGTGGTGCGTAGGGCCGGACGGCAAGCGCCAGTGGTGCATCCAGCATTTCCCCACGCCGCGGCCGATCTACGGCCTGGACGCCCTGGCGGCCAAGGCTGATGCCGACGTGTTGTTGGTGGAAGGCGAAAAATGCCGCGCGGCTGGCGCTGGCGCGTGGGAGCGGTATGCGGTCGCGTCGTGGCCAGGTGGCAGCAATGCGGTGCCCAAGACCGACTGGCGGCCGTTAGCCGGCCGCAACGTGGTGTTGTGGCCCGACGCCGACGCGGCAGGGCGCAAGGCGATGCTCGGGTGGCGTAATGATGCCGGCCACTACATCCCGGGCCTGGCCCAGCTGGCTATGCGCGCAGGTGCTCACAGCGTACGGCTGATCGATACCGATGGCATGCCGGACGGCTGGGATATTGCCGATGCGCTGGAGCGCGACGGCTGGACGCCACGGCAGTTGTCCGCATGGGCAGCCGGGCGAGTGATCGAAGTCACCGTGGTGCCAGGCCATGCGCAGTGACACCACGCAATGCGACCTGTGGCGTGACCGACAACCAACTGCCTCCGATTGGCGCGCCTCGGCTGAGGCAGCACTACGCAACCCATACGAGACACCGGCGCGATGCCAGCGCCGGCACGACTACTGCCTGCAGCAGGCGCAACGCTGCGAAGAGGGCGAGCGGGGATGACATTGACCAAACGTAAGACGCTCACCGTGGTTGACGGTGGGCTGGGCACGGCACCGCCCGGCGGTGGGGATCACAACCCGGACGCCTGGAAGGCGCAGCTGACGTACAACCGCGACCGCAACGTCGAAGGCACGCTGCACAACCTGATCCTGATCATGGAGCACGACGAGCGGCTGGCTGGGTTGTGGTGGCTCAACGATTCGAGCAACCAGGTGAAGCTGGAGCGCGACCCGCCGTGGCGCGGTGGTAGCCGCGAGGAGTTCATCGACTCCGATGCATACGAGCTTGCAGCGTGGCTGCAGCACCCTGACCGGTACGCGATGAAGTGCAGCGACGAGCTGGTGCTCAAGTCGGTGATTGCGGTGGCCAGGCGTTACCGGCGCCATCCCATCCGCGAGTTCCTCACCGGCCTGCAATGGGATGGGCAGCCGCGCGTGGAAAGCATGCTGGTGAATCTCTTCGGTGCGGCCGATTCGGCCTACAGCCGGCGCGCAGCGCAATGTTTCATGGTGAGCGCAGTGGCGCGCGTACTCTGGTTCGACGCCAAGCAGCCGTCGGTCGGCGCGCAGGTGGACTTCATGCTGGTGCTGGAGGGCGAGCAGGGCAAACGCAAGTCCAGCGCGCTGCGCGCCATCTTCGGCAGCCAGTGGTTCGTGGAGACCAGCGAGTCGCCCAGCGGCAAGGACTTCTATCAGGTCATCCAGGGCGCGTGGGGTGTGGAGATCGGCGAGATGGACAGCTTCTCCAAAGCCGACGTCACCAGCGTCAAGACGGCCATCACCCGGCGCGTGGACAAGTTCCGAGCGCCCTACGAGCGCGTGCCGCGTTCCTACCGCCGTGAGTGCGTGTTCGCCGGTACGACCAACGAGCACCAGTACCTGCGCGATCCAACAGGTGGCCGCCGCTTCCTGCCGGTACGCACCGATGGAGAGGTGCTCATTGATGCGATCAGTGCACAGCGCGAGCAGCTGTGGGCCGAGGCGATGCACATGTTCGATGGCGGCTTCGAATGGTGGCAGCTGCCCGCCGAGGCAGCCGAGGAGCAGGCCGCGCGCTACGTGGGCGACAGCTGGGAGGGGCGCGTGGAGAAGTGGCTGGATGGCCGCATGGCCGAGGACCGCTACCCAGCGCGCCTGAAGTTCTCTGCAGCCAAGGTGGACTGGGCCACCACCGACGAGATCCTGGTGCATGCCATCGGGTTAGACCCAGGCAAGCACGGCAAGCCGGAGCAGATGCGTGTGGCGGCCATCCTCAAGACGCTGGGCTGGGAGAACCACCGACGGCGATGGCCGGACGGTGGGCGAGAGCCGCGATGGTTTCGTGCTGGCCTGACGGTGGACGAGTGGCTGGCCGGCGCCAGCCGAGAGCAGGCGAGCCAGGAGGCGACGGATGCACCGGACTTCTGACCAGACCTTGCCGCCAACGTCCACACCTGTCCACACCTGTGTCCAGACCTCCCGCTCACTGCGGCAAGGCCGTCCACACCGTCCACACCTTTCGCGCGCGCCTACGTACATGACCCTTTTTCACCATCAATCAAAAACTCTCAACAGGTATGGACAGTGTGGACAGTCTGGACACCTCAATGATTCCAAGGGCTGCGGCCGTCCAGACCTCGCGGCCGAGGTGCGGACGGTGTGGACGTGCCCGCGTGGCGTCGTGTTCCACGGGAATCGCCGCGCAGGTGGGCAGGGGCAGGGCGGAGCGACCGCGACCGTAGTGGCCGGGGTGGCGGGCGCGACCGTGGCGCGGGTCCTCCTGGACCTTGCCCGTCTGCGGGTAATTCGGACCCCACTTTTCGTGCATCTTTTGTTCCGGGCTTTGGTTCCGAACGGAACAGGGATGGCCGCATGAGTTCCGAAACCATGACCGCAGCGGAATACGCGGCCCACCGGAATTGCAGCGACTCCTACATCCGCCGCATGCGTCGCTCCGGCAAGCTGGTGATGCACGCCGACGGCAAGCGGATCAACGTGGCCGCCAGCGATGCGCTGCTGGATGACATCACCGACCCGCTGCGCGGCGGCGATCGCACGGCTGGCGCCGACGCACGGCTGGATGTGCCCACCGCCCGCGTGCTGCCGAGCGATGTGCCCAGCGTGCAGGAAGCCGTACGCCGCGAACGGCTGGCGCGGGCGCGGTTGGCAGAGCTGGAGCTGGGCGAAGAGTCCCGCGAGCTGACGCGCACGAAGGGCGTGGAGCGCGCCGTGTTCACCCTCGTGCGCCAGGCGCTCAACAGCATGATGAATCTGCCCGGTCGCCTGCGCGCCAAGCTGGCCGCCGAAAGCGACCCGCGTGCGATCGAGGCGATGCTGGAGGCCGAGGTGCGCCTGATCGCACAGGCGATGCAGAAAGAAGCGCGGCAGCTGCTGGCACCACCGGGGCAGCGCAACGACGCCACCGAGGACGACGCATGACGCTGGATCTCAACGCCTTTGACGTGGAACTGGCCGAGCCGGCAGCGATCGTGTGCGACGCCTGGGAGCGTGCGTGGGAACTGCCGCCGATCCAGACGGTGAGCGAGTGGGCCGATGCCAACCGCATCATCGCCAAGGGCTCCGGCGCGGAGCCTGGCCGGTGGCGCACCAGCCGAAACCCGATCCTGCGCGAGATCATGGATTGCCTGAGCGACCACTCCCCGGTGCGCCTGGTGGACTTCATGAAGTCCGCACAGATCGGCGCCACCGAGATCGGCATCAACTGGACCGGCTATGTGATCGACCGCGGCGCGGATTCGATGATCGTGGCACAGCCAGTGAAGGATCTGGCACGCAGCTGGGCGGCGTCGAAGTTCGACCCGGCGGTGATGGAGATGCCCGAGCTGCTGGCCAAGCTCCACACCGACAACATGCTGGAGAAGCATTTCCCCGGCGGCACACTCTGGGTGATCTGGAGCAACTCGGCAAAGCAGCTGCGCCAGCGCACCGCGCGCTACATCTTCATGGACGAGGTGGACGAATACCCCAAGGACATCGGCGGGCAGGGGCCGGCCGACCAGCAGTTGGAAGCGCGCGCGATGTCGTATGGCGACCGCGCGAAGATCTACCGCGCCTGCACGCCGACAATCGCCGGCGCCAGCGCGATCGAGGCCGGGCATGCAGCAGGCGACATGCGCGTGTACATAGTGCAGTGCCCGCATTGCGGCGGTGAGCAGACGCTCGATGTGGAGCGCTTGCAGCCGGATGGCACGTTCGCTTGCCTGGCGAGCGGCTGCGTGATCGAGGAGCACCACAAAGATGTGATGTTTGCCGAGCGTGGGCACGGCGGCACCGCGTACTGGAAGCCGACCAATCCCGATGCGGACCCGTATCACCGCAGCTACCACGCGTGGGCCGCATATGCGCCGTTAGGCCTTGGGCCGTCGTGGAAAGACCTGGCCGATGCAAAGGCCGAGGCCGACCGTGACCCGAATAAAGCCGCCGGCTTCCACAACCTCAAGCTCGGCCTGCCATTCGCGGGCGAGCGCCAGGAACAGGACGCAGACGAGGTGGCCAAGCTGGGCGAGCCTGGCGTGCTGCGAGGCGTCGTTCCGCTGGGCGGCCTGGTGCTGACAGCGGGCGTGGACTTCCAGCACGACCGCGCCGAGATCCAGGTGATTGCCACCGGTCGCGGCCAGCGGCGCTGGGTGGTGGACTACGCCATCATCGACCTGGACCCCACCATCCTCGACACCTACCCGGCGCTAGACGAGTACCTGCGCGGCACATGGAAGACCACACGCGGCATCGATATGCCCATCACTGCGGTGGCGCTGGACGGCGGCAACTGGACCGAGACGGTGGCGCAGTTCGTGAAGCAGCTGGTCAACCAGAGCGGCCAGGCGCGCATCGTGGAGACGCCGAACGGCTTCATCAAGCAGACGGTGTATCTGATCCGCGGCCGCAATGAGCGCAAGTCGGAGCGTGCGGTGTATCGCCCTGCAAAGACCGAGGTCAACAACCGCGACAAGACCGTGGCGCGAAGCGTCGGTGTGTGGGGCGTGGGCACGTCTGTGCTCAAGACTATGGTGTATGGCTGGCTCACCGCTGCTCTCGCAGCAAAGGACAAGGCCGACGCGGAAGGGCAAGCGGAGGATCTGGCAGCGCGCATGCTGCGCTTCCCTGGCGGCCGCGGCGATGAGGTGCCAGATCCGATCAGTCCGGATCCGGGTGCGCTGCTGCCGGTGTACTACAAGGGGCTGACGGTCGAGTTCTACGACAAGGAATCGGGCTATTGGATCAAACCAAAGGGGGCGCGGAACGAGCCGCTCGACACTGCCGTGTATGCCATCTGGGCATCTCTTGCTCCAGCAGTGAAGGCCGATGTGATCCGCGACTCGCAGTGGGAGGTTCTGGAAAACCAGTATCAGCCGGCGACGAAGGGCTTGTTCGATCAGGATGTCAGCACTTTTGAACAGGATTTGCCTAGTATGCAAAAGTCATCACGGGATACCCATGAAACTGCGGTCTTTAATCAGGCGCGTGTGAACGGATTTGCGCGGGCTGGGTGGTCGTTCTGATGGAAGCCCAAAAGAAACCATACGATCAGCTTCGCGAGCGCATCATATCTGCAATGCAGCGAGATATCGGTGTAAGTCGGCAGCTCGCTGCGCCGTTTGCGGATTCCATTTTGGAGTGCTTTGCAGGTGAACGGCCATATTTCCCTGCCAGACAAAGAGTCCATCACATGCAAGAGATGGAGTCAGCCCTGAACGCAGGCGTTCCGGTCGTAGACGTGGCAGCTAAATACGGTTTGTCCAGAGCCCATGTCTACAGATTGTTTCCAGGTGGGCTGAAAGCCCGTTCCAACAGGGTCGGCTCTTGAAACCTCCCTGGCGCGAGGCGCCAGGGAGCGGGACTGCTAGTTTTTACAAGTGTATTGATGCTGGAATTCGCCGCCTTGTACATTATATCGGTCAAATATTTTTGTCTTGGCGATATAAGTTAGCGGCGCATTTAAAGGCCCTGGGCAATAAAACTCCAGCTCTATGGTTTTATTTTTGATATCCGCGTTGTGAACCTCGGAGAACTTCTTTACCTTGCAGTCGTTGGTGGGGCAGCTGATGAAGGTCGTTTCGGCATGGAGCCACGTATCAAAATCACCGGAATACGTGAGTTTTGGATAAACGCTTTGCCAAGGGCCCGCAGTTGCGTTTTCCACGTCAACTAATGTAAAGGGTGAGCAAGGTTCGTCTCGAAGTCGTAGGCCCTTCTCGATCGCTCTTGCAAAAGCATCCCGAAAAAATTGGTCCTTTAACGCTTGGGCGTCTCCGGTGTCGGTTGTATAACCAACTCCTATGCTTACGGCTGGCATTGTGCTGAGGCGATTTTCGATCTTATCCAGCTCAGTAACACTGCCCGCGATTTTGAAGTCTTTATAAGTGGGATCAGCATGTATCTGTTCTTTGGCATAGCAAAGAATGCTATTTCCGAGTTTTTGGGCGCCAGGGCTGCCGGTTTGCACCACGACTTCAATGCCTTTTTTTACCGCCGACCCTCCATTCGTGTGAAAGGTGATGAGATAATCCGCGCTCAAAAAGTTCGCATAGAGCGCCCTGGCGGCATAATCTTCATCCCATTCGCGTAAATGACTTCTTGCTGAGTCGTCGGTGCCCTGAGGGAAGATGTTCCACAACGTAGCGCCTTTATCAGGGTATAACGTCTTCGTGTAATACCTTGTGCCAAGCCTCTCATAAGGCACTTTGCTTACGGGGTCAATCCAAATGTTGCCGAGATCTCGGCTGAATACAATATTGGAAAAGTACGGTTTGTACGTTAGGTTTGGCGAATAAGATTTAATCTTGGTATCAGTCAGTGTCGCAAAGGTCCAGGTGATTCCGTCCTCGTCTATTTCGTTTGCTTTGGCTTGTTGCGTGACCCATTTCTTACTTTTCAGATTGTAATAATATCCGCCCCCTGGATTTAATAAGAGGGTGGGGGCGGATGGGGGGTTGGGTGACTCAATCCTGGCAACTTGTACGGGGAAATCATCTGGGAATATCTCGTTGATGGTTAATCCATCAAACCGGAGTGATACAGTCGAGACATCAAAAATGTTGTCAACCAAGTCATGGCCATACTGACTGACTTGGTTATAAGTAGGACTAAAGGCTTCCTTCCACTTTGTCATGTCTTTCGGAATGAAGCCGCGTCCTAGTTCAACAATCACCAGTCTGGTTGATGGCTCGTACGAGACGCGCGCGACGATCTTGGTGTCTTGACCTGGATACCTTTTCTGCTTGTTCACATAGGTTTGTATCGCGGCCTGAATCTGCGGCTGCACATCGGCCCAGATATCCGCATTAACAGCTTGCGGTACGGCGTCCTTCGATTGTGCAGCTACTAGGCTTGGCGAGAGTGCCAGCATCGAAACAGCAGCCGCGCGATGAATCCACTTCATGTGTTGCTCCTTGTGATGAAAACTCCCCTGCCCTAACAGAATAGCAGCCTGGGTAAGCGTCTACCCGCAAGACCTCTCAATTCGTTTGTGCAGCTCGTTTCGTGCATCAGCCCACCATTGGGTACGCGTGAGTAGTTTGGCAAAGGTTGAGACTAATTTTCGAAATAAGTAATAATTTCAATGAGTTGGGGGGAGGGGTGCTCTCAGTTTTTACCTGGTTTTGAGATGCGTTGATCACTAGCCTGACTCTTCATGAAGACGGCTCAGGAAATGCTCACCATGTACCAGCAGGCAGAAATTGCCGTGCTGCAAGGGCAGAGCGTTCGGTTCGGTGAGCGCATGCTTACCCGCGCGGATCTGGCCGAGATCCGCAAGGGCCGTCAGGAGTGGCAGGCCGCCGTTGACCGGCAGGCCTGCACTGGCCGTCGCGCTCGCTGGGCGACGGTTGATTTCGGTGGCCGGACTTGATGGCTACCGCTGTTGTTGCCCGCGACCGGCTGAGCGTCGCTATTTCCCACGACCGGAACGTGCGTGCCATTGAGGCCCGCGCCGCCAATGTCATCACGGCTAAGGAAACCGAGCTCGCCCAGCGCAACGAGCAGTTGCGCGTACTAGCACGCGCCCATGAGGTGACCCGCCCATCGCGCAGCCGCAAGTTGGCGCGCGACTGGGGCAGTGGCAATGCGATTGCCGGCATGGACGCCCGGCAGCTGCGTGACCAGGCGCGCCACCTTGAGCGCGACCTGGACCTGGCCGACAACGCACTCAACGTGCTGGTGCAAAACACCGTGGGCTCGGGCATCGACGTGCTCTCTGCACCGCGCTTGCCAGGCCAGCCGATCAACCGCGACTTGGCCCTGCAGCTGGATGAGCTGTGGGACGTCTGGTGGGACACGCCCGAAGTGACCCGCGCGCATGACTATGGCGCGTGCCAGCAGTTGCTGGCACGCAGCTGGTTGCGCGACGGCGAGGCGTTCTACCAAGACCTGAGCGGCGGTGTGCCGTATCTGGAGCATGGCGGCGGCGTGCCCTACAGCATCGAGATGTTGGAGGCCGATCTGGTGCCGCTGGACTTCAACGACCCGGCCCGCAACATCCTGCAGGGCGTGGAGCGCAACGCATGGGGCCGCCCTGTGGCCTACCACGTGTACAAGCAGCACCCGGGCGACCCGCTGGGCTGGACCACCGAAACCAAGCGCGTGAGCGCCGAAGTGATGCACTGCATTGCCCACCTCAAGCGACTGCATCAGGTGCGTGGCTTGAGCGTGTTTGCCAGTGCGATGTCGCGCTTTGAAGACGTGAAGGACTACGAAGAGTCGGAGCGCATCGCCGCAAAGGTGGCGGCGTCGATGACGTTCCAGATCAAAAAAGGGTCTGGCGAGGTGTATCAGCCACCGGGCGAAGGCCTGGGTGGTGTGGCGCTGATGCAGCAGGGCGTGCCCGTGCGCGAGTTGCGCATGGCGCCCGGTGCGATCTTTGACGACCTGCTGCCGGGCGAATCCATCGAGAGCCTGGGCACCGACCGCCCAAACCCAAATGCGGCAACCTGGCGCAAAGAACAGCTGCGCGCCGCTGCCGGCGGCATTGGTGTGAGCTTCTCCAGCCTGTCGCTGGACTACAACGGCACTTACTCCGCACAGCGGCAGGAGCTGGTGGAAAAGTGGGGCAGCTACCTGATGCTGGCCGAGCGCTTCATTGCCTTGTTCGTTCGGCCCACGCGCCAGCGCTTTATCGAGGCGGCTGTGCTATCCGGCAAGGTGCGCATGCCGCGCGGCTGGACGCTGCGGCATCTGGCCGCCTCCACCTACGTGCGGCCGATCATGCCGTGGATTGACCCGCTCAAGGAGGCCTACGCCAAGGGCGAGGCCGAGGACCGCGGCTGGGTGAGCCCGCAGCAGAACACGCTGCAATACGGCAACAACCCCGACGAAGTGCTGCGGCAGCGCCAGGACTGGCAGCAACAGCAGCAGCAATTGCAGCCGGCCGCGCCGGCACCTGCGGAAGCCCGCGCGCAACTGCGTGCGGACCTTTCGCGCGACATGTTGAGGGACATCTGACTATGCGACCCCACGCACTGACCGCGGCACTGGGCCGCGTGCTTGCCGATGCCGGCCCGGCGCTCGGCCCGTGCCTGCTCAAGATCGAAGCCCGCGCCACCGACGTTGCCGAGGTGATGATCTACGGGACCATCGGCGACAGCCTCTGGTCTGAATCTGTTTCCCCGCTGCAGCTGGCCGAGCAGATCGGTCAGATCACCGCCGGCACGATTCATGTGCGCATCAACAGCGGCGGCGGCGCGGTGGCCGATGGCATGGCCATCTACAACGCGCTCAAGCAACACGCCGCGCACAAGGTGGTGTTCGTGGATGGCCAGGCCGCCTCGATTGCCTCGCTGATTGCCATGGCCGGCGATGAGCTGGTGATGTACGCCAGCTCGCTGCTGATGGTGCATGCACCGCACACCATCGCCGCCGGCAATGCGTCCTCGTTCCGCCAATACGCCACCGCGCTGGATGCACATGCCGGCGCGATGTTGGAGGCGTACGCCACCAAGACGGGCAAGCGCGCCGAGGTAGAACAGCTGCTCACCGATGGGGCCGACCACTGGTACACCGGCGCGCAGGCGGTGGAGTTCGGCTTTGCGGACCGCGTGGCGGACACCGCTGCCACCGCCCGCGCCGAGGCCGCGTCTGTTGTGGCTCTTACCGGCTACCTGCAGGCCATCACCCAAGCGCCGGCGCCCGTCGCCGCGCAGCTGCGCGGCCATATCGCCGCCGCGCTCAGCCCCAGCGTTTTCGCCTCACTTCCCGAGGTCACCCAAACGGCCGTCGTTGGCCACATCGAGGATCCTATGACCCAACAAACCTACCTCCGCATCCTCGCCAACGCCGGTGGCGGGCAGGGTGCTTCCACCACCACGGCTACGCCGCCTGCGCCTGCACCGGCACCGGTCGTCGCTGCTGCGCCAGACGCCGCGGCCGCCGTGCAAGCGGCGCTGGTCGCGATGCGCGGCCGCAACGCCGACATCATGGCGATGGCCGAGCCGCACATGGGCAATGCGGAGATCCGCGCCTATGTGGACGGCGTCATTGCCGCCGCCGACCCTGCGGTGACCCCCGACAACGTGGGCCGCCACATCCTGGCGTTGATGGGCCGCAACAGTGAGCCGCTCAACGGCCGTGCCGGCGTTGTTGCTGGCGGCGACCAGCGCGACAACGTGCGCGCGGCGATGACCAATGCGATCCAGGCGCGCGTGGGCCTGGCGCAGGCCACCGGTGACAACCCGTACCGCGGCCATTCGCTGGCGGAGATGGCGCGCGAGTGCCTGGTGCAGGCCGGCGTGAATCCGCGCGGCATGGACCGGCGCGAGATCGTGGGCATGGCCTTCACCCATTCCACCTCGGACTTCCCGGCGCTGCTGGGCGATGCCGCACGCCGCTCGGTGCTGCAGGGCTACCAGGAAGTGGAAGAGCGCTTCAGCGAGTTCACCCGCGCTGTGAGCGTGCCAGACTTCAAGCCGACCAATCTGGTCGGCCTGGGTGCGTTCTCGGATCTGCTGCCCGTGCGCGAGGGCGGTGAGTACAAGCAGGGCACCTTCAGCGAGCAGTCGCAGTCGATGCAGATCGTCACCTGGGGCCGGCTGTTCACCATCACCCGCCAGGCCATCATCAATGACGACCTGGGCATCTTCAGTGATGTGCCGCGCAAGATGGGCCAGGCCGCAAAGCGCACGCTGGCCAAGGCGGTGTTCGATCTGATCGTCAAGAATCCGCGGCTGGCCGACGGCAAGACGCTGTTCCATGCCGACCACGGGAACCTGCTTCCGGCGGCGACGATCACCACCGAGAGCGTCAGCGCCATGCAGGCGCGCATGGCGCTGCAGAAGGACGCCGACGGCAACGTCATCCGCGTGCCCATGAAAACGCTACTGGTGCCGGTGGCACTCTCCGGCGCCGCATTGACGGTGCGGGCCGCTGAGTACGCAGTGGGCGGCGCCAACAACCAGACCACGCCCAACATCGTGCGCAACACCTTCGAAGTAGAGAGCGACGGTCGTCTTGACCAGGCCGACCCGAAGGCGTGGTACGGCCTGGCCAACTCGGCCTACGTGGATGCCTTGGTGGTGGGCTATCTGGACGGCAACCAGACGCCGTACCTGGAGCAGCACGAAGGGTTCACCGTCGACGGCGTGGCCTGGAAGGTGCGCATGGATGCGGCGCCGGCCATCGCCGACTACCGCGGCATCTACAAGAACCCCGGCCAGTAAACCGCCTGCCGCACCGCAGGCGCGGTGCGGCGTCTCTTCGCATCTGGAGTACTTCCCATGAAAAACGCATACCAAGACGGCCGCGTGCTGGACGTGACCCTCACCGCTGCCGTACTCAGCGGCGGTGTGATCGCCGACGGCAAGCTGGTGGCCATCGCCGTCACAGACGGCGCCGTTGGCGAGACTATCGCCGCCCACGTGGAGGGCGTGTTCGCCCTGCCCAAGTTGCCGGCCGCCGTGATTGCGCGCGGCGCCTCGGTCAACTGGGACGCCGACACGAAGCAGGCCATCTCGGCTGCCGGTGGTGCCGGCGATACCAACAACATCGGCTACGCGATCGAAGCGGCCGGCAACGGCGCGGCGACTGTGCTGGTGCGCCTCACCCCGGGCACCGCAGCGCCGGTGGCCGCCTAAGCCTTACCCACCACCGCACGCAGATGCCCGGGTGGCGCGGGCGGTGGTGGCTCTTTTCGACTCGACCCAAGGATCAGCACATGGCCCCGCCGCGCGGCGTCCGCAACAACAATCCAGGCAACATCGATCGTACCGGCGTGGCTTGGCAGGGCGAAGATCGCACCGCGGCTGCACGCGCACGCGAGGCCCGCTTTGCCGTGTTCGACACGCCCGAATACGGCTTCCGTGCCTTGGTCAAGACGCTGTTGACCTATCAGCGCAAGCACAACCTGCGCACCGTGCGCGGCATCATCAACCGTTGGGCGCCGCCGGTGGAGAACGACACCGGCGCGTATGCGCGCCAGGTCGCCGCCGCGCTGGGCGTGGATGTGGACCAGCCCATCAGTGTGGAGGCGCCTGCCACAGCGTTTCAGTTGACCAAGGCGATCGCCAGGCACGAAAACGGCGGCAACTTCTGGGGCGACGAGGTCATCTGGGATGGCGTCGAGCTGGCCGGTGTGCGTCGATGATGGATGGCGGCGCCACTGTACTGCTCAAGTCGGCCGCACTGTTGGTAGCCACCAGCGCCGGCAGCGTGGTGGTCACCGAGGTGATCACCGGCAGCGAGCACCTGTTCCTGGGGATTCCGCAGTCGTGGTTTTTGGCTGCGGTGGTCGGCGCACTGCTCGGCCTGCTGGTGCTCAGTGAGATCGACGTGGGCAAGGTGTCCGCGCCCAGCGGCGGGCCTGGCGTGCAGTGGTTGACGTTGCTGCTGCGTGTGGGCCTGCTGGGGCTGTTCGTGCTGGGCTTTGCCCTGGCCGCCGGATGGATCGTGGTGGCGCTGGCCAACTACTTCCCGTCCATCCACCGGATCGGGATCGCGGTGAGTGGGCTCAGCGGCTTCATCATCAAGCCGATGCTGCCGCACTACCTGGGCGCCTTGCAGAAGTGGTCCGATCGCCTGGCCGGCCGCGCGGGAGGTGGTGCATGACCATCTACCTCCTGAGCCTGGTCAGCACGCTGGCAGTGTTCTGCGCCACCACATGGCAGCTGCTGCACACGTTCCACCTGGGTGACCGCGCAAGCGATCGCGCCGCCTGGGCGCTGCGAGGCGCCTGCTTTATCGGCCTGGCCGTCGGCATGCTGGGCATCTTCCTGCGCGATCTGGCGCAGCACACCCCCACGCCCTGGTACGTGCTGCTGGTGCGCGTGAGCCTGACGGTGTTGCTGATCTACCCGTGGCGTCGCCGGGAGAGCGAACGATGAATATTCTGGTCTTCCTCAAGGCGCTGCTGGCGCTGGTCTTCGGCTGGGCGGCGGATGCGCTGACCTGGCTGCGCAAGCCGGGCAGCCGGCTCAAGGTGATCTGCGCGTGTCTTGCCGCGCTGCTGTCGATCGCTGCGCTCACGTCCTACCGCAAGGGTCAGCAGGTGATCGTGGTAACGCGCCAGGTGGCGCAGTGCCAAAGCGACCGCACGGCAGCCCTGGAAGCGGCCCAGCTCAAGCGCGCCGAGCTGGAGCGCAACAACGCCGACAAGGACGCCGCGCTGGCCACCATCGCCGCCAAGTTGCAGGCCGAGGCCGAAAAGCTGCGGATGCTGCAGGAGCGCAACGCCGGTCTGCGCGACAAGACCGAGATCGCCAAGGCAGCAGCTGACCGCAGCGCCAAGGCATTCAAGCAGGAATACGACCAGCGGCCGGCGGAGTGCAACGCGGCCCTGCAGGCGCTGGCGGCTGCGTGCCCAAGCCTGGGAGGCTACTGATGTTGCGTTCTCTGTTCGTCATTGCGTTGGTCGTTGCCTTGGCTGGCTGCGGCAAAAAGGGCATCACGCGCGAGGATGCTGCACGCCCGGTGGTTGTGACCCCGGCGCCGGCCGTGATTGCCGTGCCGGTGCGCACCTTCGTGCAAATCGAACCGCGCCTGACGCAGCGCTGCAGTTGGGTGAAGAATGGCGCCCTCGAGCAGGTGCTCGATGTTTCGCGCGGCCGCAAGCGCTGCCTGGAGTTCTACGAAGCCAACCTGAGCGAGGTCGAGCAGGTGCAGGGTACGCCAGCGGGCGAGGGCAGCCCGTGAGCCAGATCCGCATCGCTGTAGATGCCGATAACCTGCTGGGCCGCCAGTTTTCCGCCCTGGAGCGTGAGCAGCTGCCGTTTGCAGTCATGCAGGCTTGCAATGCGACCGCCTTTGAAATCCGCGAAGTGTGGAAGCGGACGGCGCCGCGCGTGTTCGACCGGCCGACGCCGATGACCATTAATGCGGCGCTGTATCGCAAGGCGACCAAAGGACGCCTGTTTGCCGAAATCTTCCTGCGAGACGAGGCATTCAAGGGCACGCCGCCAGCCAAGTACCTGCAGCCCGAGGTGGAAGGCGGTACCCGCCGCAAGAAGCGCATGGAACTTCTGTTGCAGGCAAAGGGAATGATGCCGGCTGGGACGTTTGCCGTGCCAGGCAAGCGCGCTCCGCTAGATCAGTTCGGCAATGTGCCCTCGAGCCAGATTCGGCAGATCCTGTCGCAACTGCGCGCTGGTGGCGAACAGGGATATGTGTCCAATGAGACGAACGAGCGTCGGACCAAGCGCCAGCGGCGTGAGGCGCGCAAATTCGGACGGAGTTACGAGTACATCGTCCTGACCAAGCGCCGAGGCCGTCTGCTGCCCGGGTTGTATGAGCGCAGCAACGACCGTAGCCGCGCAATTCGCTCGATCTTCATTTTCACGAAGCAGGCCAACTACAGCCCGCGTTACGACATCTTCGGCCTTGCGCAGCGTACGTGGGACAAGCTGATGCCGTTCTACTTCAATCGCGAGCTGGAGAAGGCTCTGGAATCAGCTGTTCGTGGAGCTGGCGTATGAACCAGCGCCAGTTCCTCGAAGCGTTTGATTATGACGCCTTTGCCGCGTTTGCGGTTGTCGGCATGGCGGATGTTGCTGCCTACCAGGCGCCAGGCGCAGATACGGTGGTGTCTTGCACCGTTCAAATCGATCGCAACGTGCGCGACTTCGGTGACGACATCATGCCAGTCAGCACGGGCTACACACTGGTGACGTTCCAGCGTGCAGAAGTGGAACCCGCCAAGCGCGGCCGCCTGGTCCTGCCAGGTGAAACGCTGGTGCTGGCGGAACGCGTGCGTCAGGACGAATCCATCAGCCAGTGGGTAGCTGACCATGGCTAGCCCACGCGAAACATTGCGCGCCGCCGCGGGTGACTGCCTGCAGCGCATCAGCATTGACGGTGGCTACCAGACCAACGCCGGCGCCGCGTTCACCCTGGAGCCGGGCCAGGTCAATGAAGACGCCACTGCCGTGCTGACCGCGCTGGTGGCCAAGCAGGAGCGCGCTAGCGATGCCGCGCTGGTTCGCACCCACCGCCTCACCACGCTGGTGATCCTGATCAAGATGCCTGCGCCTCTGGATACCGCGCAGGCGCGTCTGGACGCAGCCGTGGCCGATGTCGAGCGCGCGATGGCTGACCAGCAGTTCCGCTACCCGCCGCGCATCCAGGTTCCGCAGTACGTCTCCATGGAGCCGGTCAAGCCGGAAGCCGGCATGAGTTGGGTCGGCGCGCTGCTCACCTACCAATCCCATATCCCCATTACCTGACGCCGGCTGCCGGCACCTACGAGGACACCATGCCCATCAACTCCCCTGACTACAGCTATCTCGGCAGCGGCGAAATCCACCTGCGCAAGCGCGGCGCTGCCAAGCCGTTCCGCGGCATCGGCAACTGCTCGGCCTTCAGCTTTGCGCCGCAGACCAACCGCATCAACCTGCTCGACAACACCCAGCCCGGCGGCGGAAACCGCAATTCGGTCGACCGCGTCACCGAGGTGCAGGTGAGCTTCACCATGCACGACTTCAGCGCGGACAACTTCGCAGACGTGTTGCGCGGCACCGCGACCAGCATCGTTGCGGGCGCGGCGGTGGATGAGCTGGTGGTGGCCTACAAAGATGGCGTCACGCCGCTGCTCAACCTGGCAACCGATATCACAGCGGTCAAGCCGGCCACCGGCTCCACTTCCTTCGAGAAGGGCAAGGACTGGGACATCAAGAACGGTGCCCTGTACCTGCCGGCTGACTCGGCGATTGTGGACCCGGTGAGCGGTGCGCCGAACATCAAGGTGTCGTATGCATTTGGGGCTGCTGAGCGCCTGCAGGCGCTGGTCAACCCGAACGAGGAATACGAGTTGCTGTTTCTCGGCTTCAACGAGGCGCGTAGCGGAAAGAAAGTCCGCGCGCAGGCCTACCGTGTGTCCGGTGGAGTGATCGGGGAAATGGCACTGATCGGCGAGCAGTATGGCGCCGGTACCGTCACCGGCACCATCAACAAGGACACCAGCAAGCCGGCCGGTGTGTCGCAGTACTTCACCTGGGATGCCGAGAAGTGAGCGACGACATCGACATCTTGACGCCGCCCACGCGCACGATCACCTACCGCGGCGAGCAGCTGGAACTGGCACCTCTGACGTTGGCGCAGATCGGCCCCTTCATCAAAGCGACCCGGCCGATCATCGGCCGGGTGATTGTTGCAGCGAGCCTTGTCAGCGCGGGCGGAACCGTCGAGGTGGCCGCGCTGATGATGGATGTGCTCGAGCAGGATGCCGCCGCCTTCGCAAAGGGTGGCGCCATCGTGGCAGGCAAGCCGGAGACGTGGATCGCCGATGCCTCGCTGGCAGATGCCGCTGCGCTGGTCGAGGCGGTGGTGGAGCTCAATGAGGATTTTTTCGGCCAGCGCCTGCCGAGCCTGATGCGAGCCGCCGGCAAGGCGGTCGACGCGGTGGGAATGACGCAGGCGCAACCGGCTGGGCCGACCTCGTCCACTTCCTCGTCGCCCGCGGACACCAGCGGCGAGACGTCCTGACGTACACCCTGGCGCAAGCCAGGGCATTTGCTGAAGCAGCTGTGCGCGATGACCGCGAGCAACTGCTTATGCGCGAAGCATCCACGGCGCAAGCCGTGCGGATGGCGATGGGTGCTGAGCCCGCCGCCTTTACGAAGTACCTCGACGATCTGAACCGGTAAATGGCCGACCAATCAGCAAATTTGCGCGTCCGCATCAGTGCGGACCTCAACGACATCAAGCAGGGTCTGGCCGTGTTGCGCGGTCAGCTGTCCGACGTGCGCAAGCAGGCCGGCCAGTCGTTGCCTGGAAACAACGTCATCACGCAGTTGGGCAAGACCTCGGGTCAGACAAGCCAGGCCCTTGCGCAGCTGCCAATGCAGTTCACCGACATCTTCACCAGCCTGCAGGGCGGCATGCCGTGGTTCACGGTGCTGGTGCAGCAGGGTGGGCAGATCAAGGACAGCTTTGGCGGCATTGGCCCTGCGCTGAAGGGCGTCTCCGGTGCGGTGCTGGCAATGGTCAATCCACTGACTCTGAGCGCTGCTGTGGTCGCGGCGCTGGCCTTGGCCTGGAAGCAGGGCGAGGACAGGTCGTTTGCCTTTAGCAATGCACTGGTTGCCACGGGTAACTACGCAGCCGCATCCACTGGGCAGCTGGAGGGCTTGGTCTCGAAGCTGGACCAGCTGGACGGTGTCTCCCTGGGCAGTGCCCGCGAGGCGGTGCTCAAGGTCGCTGAGTCCGGGAAATTCACCGGAGAGCAGTTCGACCGGGTCGCGGCCAGCGCCGCGCTGATGCAGGCCGCAACCGGGCAGGCGATCGACGAAACGATCGCCAAGTTCGAGGACATCCGTAAGGACCCGGTCGAGGCGCTGCTCAAGCTCAACGAGACCGAGCACTTTCTCACCCAGACGCAGCTGGACCGCATCAATACCCTGGTCGAAGAAGGCAACAAGCAGCAGGCTGTTGCTGAGGCAGTTCAGCTCTACGATTCCCACCTGGAGAGCGTGGCGCGGCGTGCGCAGACGGACATGCCGGCAATGTCCCGTGCGTGGACAAGCATCAAAGATGAGGCCTCTGGCGCCTGGGGCGAGGTCGAAAAGTACGCCGATCTTCTGGACCGCGTGATCTCCAAGCAGGACGCGCTCGGCAACAGTGTCGTCTGGAAAAGGCTGAGCGCCGCATTGGCCAACTCAGGTGGCGTCGTCGGCGGCCTTGCTCGTTACTCGGGCCTGTTGGACGAGATCGCCGAAAAGCAGGAACAGGCCGAAAAGAGCACCGCTGGTCAGACGATCGGCGGTGGCATGCTTAATTCGCTGGGTGCGCTGGGCAGCCTCATCAAGGCATCCAAGGGCGCGCTGGAAAGCGCGGCCGGGCCGGACTTTTCCAACGTGATCGCAACCGTCGATCGTGGGCCGACAGTCGACTCTGAGCAAGCGCGGGCCAGCCTGAAATTCCAGGATGACACCAATAGCCGCTTGAGCAAGACGCTTGACCTCGAGGGTCAGATCAAGCAGATGAAGGTGGATGCGGCGAAAGCGGGAGTAACCGACGCAAAGCTGCTCGCCGAGCGCGAAAAAGTAATGCGCGCCGAAGCGGCGGCCAAAGGCGCTAGGGGCGCCACAAGTCTCGCAACCGCCAGCCGCTCTGCGGGCCTGCAAAGCATCAAGGATGCGTTCACCGCCGAGCAGGCGCAGATCACCACCAGCACCAAGGTGCTGCAGGCGCAGTACCAGGCGCGCGAGGTGACGGCCGAGACCTACTACCAGCGCATGCGTGAGCTGGCCGAGCGGGGCACCGCCGCAGAAGCGCAGTCGCTGCAGAAGCAGATCGACTACCTCAATAGCCGCAACGTCAGCGGCAAGCAGTCGATCGACGTCAACAAGCAGGTCGGCGAGTTGGAGGCGCAGCTGGCCAAGGTGCGCACCGAGGGCGCCGCGGCCCTGCAGGTGTTGTCCACCGAAGAGAGCAAGCTGAAGAAGCAGCGCGAGGACGCGCTGGCCTCCTACAAGGCGGCGCTCAACGCCAGCACCGATGCGCTCCAGGAGGACATGGACGCCATGATCGCCCGGGTTGGCGCGGGCGATCGCGAGTTCGAGATCCAGCAGCGCCTCAACGGCGTCTACCGCGAGCAAGCGCAGCGGCTCACCGAGCTCGCACTGCAGAAGAACACCGGCCGAATCGATGAAGCGACTGCCGCCGCTGAAGAGGCGGCGGTGCGTGATGCTACCGAGCGCCGTGTGCAGGTGATCCGCGATGGGTACGTGCGCATGTCGGAGGCACAGGCCGATTGGGGCAGGGGAGCGGCGGCTGCCTGGGCGAACTACCGCGATGAGGCGAGCAACGCGGCCGGTGCGGTGGAAAGTGCCACCACGTCGGCGCTGACCTCGTTTGAGGACATGGTGGTCAAGGCAACGACCAACAGCAAAGTCAGCTTCAGAGACATGGCTAACTCGATCATCGCTGACTTTGCGCGGATCACGGTGCGCAAGGGGATGACCAGCCTGCTGGGTGGGGTGTTCGGTGGCAGCCAGGTCGGAGCCGTACAGCGCGAGACGATCCCGCTGCAGGGCTGGGACACCGGCGGGTACACCGGGCCGGGCGGCAAGTTCGAGCCGGCGGGTGTTGTGCACAAGGGTGAGGGCGTGTTGAGCCAGCGCGACATCGCCTCTATTGGCGGGCCTGGCGCATTTCTTTCCCTGCTCAGCACGATACGCAGCGGCCGAGGTTATGCGGCGGGCGGATTGGTTGGCAGGACCGTGATGCCCGCTGCCGGACGCGGTGGGGGCCAGATGGCTGTGGAGATCAATAACTATTCGGGCCAACCAACGCAGCAACGCGAAGAGCGCAGCCGCGGTGCGGATGGCAGTGAGCTGCGCAAGATGATCATCGACATCGGTGCTGCCGACATTGCAAGTGGCGGGCGGATGGCCGGTGCCATCGAAAGCCGCTTCGACACAAGGCCGCGACGCTGATGGCAAGCCTACCGAGCTATGTCGGCGTGCTTTACGACGCCATCCGCGAGCGGCCCGTGCCCTCAGTCAATCGAACGGAAATGGATCGCGGCCTGCCCAAACAGGAGCGGATCAACTCGCGGACTGTGGTGAATCTGCTGCTGTCCTTCGATTTCTCCACGGAGGATGACGCCACGGCATTCCTGGATTGGTACTTCGATGTGATCAAGGTTGTCGGCACGTTCACGATGGCGCACCCGCGAAGTGGACAGCAAATCACCGCGCAGTTCATCGGCGGAGACATTGGCGAGCTGCGCGCCGTGGAAGGCGTCGATCGCCCGTACCAATGTGACGTGCAGATCGAGTACCTGCGATGAGCACGTTCCAGGAGCGCCGCCAGCGCGTCACCGACACCGACGGACCGCTCGAACTATTGGAGATGACCGCGCCATCGTTTGGTGCAGTCCTGCGCATCGTCAACGACACGCAGGACTGGGTCAGCAATGGCAACCTCTACATCCGCTGCCGGTTTCGGTTTACGCCGCCAGCTGATCAGGCCGGGCAGACACCACGCGCGCAGCTCGAAGTGGACAACGTGGGTCGCGGCATTACCGAGGATCTGGAGCGCGTCCAGCCTAACGAGCTGGTGATGTGCCGTGTCCTGATCACGGATCGTGTGCAGCCCGACGTCATCGCCCGGCGGTTCTACCTGCCGCTGACACAGGTGCACGCTGCCGGCCCGCTGATCACCGCGCAGATTGGCGTGGACTTCTTCATGCGCCAGCAGGCGGTAAAGCTGCGCGCGAATCCGCACACGCTGCCGGGGATCTTCTGATGCGGGCCAGCGAGGTGGAGCGGTTCCTCAACATCCCGTACGACGCTGACAGCTACGACTGCGCCGACCTGGTGATGCAGGTGCAGCGCGAGCTGTTCGGCCGCGACGTGCAGGTGCCGGCGCGGCGCCCGCGTGGTGCTGCAGGGCAGGTGGCGCTGGGCGAGTTGTCCCGTGCATATGCGGCGCCAACCAACAGGCCGGCCGACGGCGACCTGGTGCTGATGTTCGACAAGGGCCAAAGCCGGCCCGGGCACGTCGGCGTCTTCTTCTACCTGGCCCACGAGGGTTGGGTGCTCCACACAACCAGCGCGCTCGGCAGCAGCTGGCTGCATCGGGTGCGCGAGCTGCCGGACTACGGCGCACGGATCGAGGGGTATTACACATGGGTCTGATGACCACGCCTGCTTGCGACGGCCAGTTGGTGCTGACGCCGCATCCGGTGACGCTGGAAGGGCAGCGCCACATCGCGATGGACCTGCAGCCAGGCGAGCGCCTGTGCGATTTCCTGCATCGGCACGTGATCGATCTGGACCAGGGCGATTGGTCGGTGTCGATCGGTGGGCGCGTCGTGCCGCGGCATCTATGGGCTTACGTCTATCCGAAGGATGGCCAGGTCATTGAGGTGCGCGGCGCTGTCGGCAGGAATGCGCTGTACATCGTGGCCATGGCCGCGTTGATCTACTTCACTGGCGGCGCTGGTGCGACGTGGGCTGCGGGGCTGGGCACTACCGGTGCGGCGGTTGCGTACACGGCAGCCTTTGTTGCTGGCTCGCTCCTGATCAATAAAACGCTAGGGCCGAAGGTGGAGAGCCCTGCGGGCCCGAGCGCGGCGGGCACGGTTTACAGCCTCGCGGCGCCGCGGAACCGTCTGCGCCCGTATGAGCCGGTGGGCCTGCTGTTTGGTCGCATGCCGATCGCCCCCGACTTCGCCAGCAAGCCCTATACGTTCTACGAGGGCGACAACCAGTACATCGGCATGGTGCTCACGCCGGGTATCGGCGTGGGCCGCGTCGGCGTGTTCACCAATGCCGGCACACCGCTGTCCAGCTACGAAGGCGTGAGTGTCTACCACTCCGGCTATAGCCAGATGCCGGATGAAACCATTCCGCTTTACAGCAACGTGGACACCACCGACGGCGGCGAGCTGCCGGATACGGCCGATTTCGTTACGCGCACCACCAGCGCAGACACCGTGCGCATCCAGATCAACCTGGAATACGTGCTGGGCGGCGTGGGCACATCGGGGAAGGCCTACAACGTCTCCGAAACTGTGCAGGTGCAGTATGCGCCGGCCGGCACCGGCATCTGGGCCACGCTGGCCACGCAGACGTTCACTGGCGACAAGCTGGACGTGAGCAAGCGCGCCACGCTGTCGGCGGATGTGGCCAAGGGCCAGTACGACGTGCGCGTGCGTATCCTGGGGCAAGGTAACTACGAGGGCGATAACACCCAGCGCAACGACTTTCAGTGGTCGACGATGGGCAGCGTGCAGGCCGACACTGCGACGTACGCCGGCCTTGCGCGCAGCGGCATCCTGATGAAGGGCACCGGCCAGCTCAATGGCCAACCTGATGAGTTGGTGGCCGAGCACATCGCCGCGCCGATCCCTGTGTGGCGCAACGGCAGCTGGGTAACGGAGGAGACGAGCAACCCGGGCGCCCACATCCTCAAGTACGTCCGCGGGTATTACGACCAGAACGGCAAGCTCATCGCCGGCATGGGCAAAAGCGACGAGGAGATCGACATCGAGTCGCTGCAGGGCTTCATGGGTCACTGCGAGGCGAACGGCTACACCTACGACTACTGGCTGACCGAAGAGCGCAACCACGACGAGGTGCTGCAGGCGATCGCTCTGGTTGGCATGGGGCAGACCAGCTGGGCCGGCGGTCGCCTTTCGGTGGTGTGGGCAGCCGACGAGCAGCCGCTCTCGGGTGTGGTCAACATGGCGGAGATGAAGAAGGGCAGCTTCAGCGTGGACTACACGCTGGCCAGCGCTGCCGACGGCATTGAGTACAGCTACTTCGACAGCACGACCAAGAAGGTCGAAATGCTGCGCGTGCCGGCACCGGGCATCAGGATCGAAGATATGCTCAGCCCTGCGCGGCTCACCGGTGAGGGCATTGGCCGAGAGGCGCATGCGGCCGAGATGGCGCGCTACCACCTCGCGCAGAGCCTGTTCCAGTACAAGGACATCGGCTTTGCGCAGGACCTGCAGTACCTCTCTTATCGCCGCATGTCGATGCTGTCGATTTCGCACGACCTCACGCAGTGGGGATTCGGCGGGCGCATCGTCGCGGCAGAGCGGAGCGCGGTACTGGGCACGGTTACGCTGACGCTGGACGAGCCGGTGCCGCCGCCAGATGCGCGCAGCGCCTTCATTGGCCTGCGCATCCCGGGCGAGGCGGTTTATCGCACGTTCCGTGTGCGCAACTTCACGGAGGCGACCGACACCATCCAGCTGGTCGAGGAATGGCCGGACGATGCGCCGCTGCCAGGCGAGGGCTATGAGGATTCGATGGTGCAGGGCGGGTGGCAGGACAACCCGGCCCACGACACGGTGTGGATCTACGACTTCAAGGCCACACCCGGCCTGCGCGCGCGCGTGGTGGTGATCGAGCCGGAGAGTGATCTCAAGGGCGCAAGCATCAACGTGGTGCCGGAGGGCCCCGAGTTCTGGATTTACGTCAAGACCGGACAGTACATCCGGCCGGAGAATGGCTCATCGCTGGCAACCCGGCCGATCCTCAGCAACCTGGCAATCAACGAGGACCTGATCACCACGGGTGACGTTACGGCTACCGATTTGGTGGCCACCTTCGACATCACCGGCCCGTTCGATCACGCGGTGGTGTACGCCTCGGCGTCGGACGGCAATGGCGAGCTGGTGGAGGTGGCGCAGACGCGCACGCGCACGGCGCGGTGGCGCATCCCACGCGCCGGCACCTACACCATCAACGTGCGTCCGTTCGGCCCGGAAGGGCAGATGGGCGTGGGCGCCTCGCTGATCTTCACGACCATCGGCGCCGACGCGCCGCCGGTGAACTACGACCTGTTCGACGTGGAGGAGATCTCCGGCGGCATCCGGCGCTACACCTGGGGCTTCTGGAACGACACCATCCAGTCGGCCAACCTGGCGGGCGCGGAGATCCGCTACGTCCAGGCCCCGGAGCAGGGCGCGCCGATGCCGGCGTGGGACGCCATGACGCCGGTCGGCGACAGCGGTTACCACACCGGTGCATTCGACTCGCCCATCCCGTCCTCGGGCAAGTGGACGTTTGCCATCCGCGCGCGCAACACCAACGGCACGCTGTCGGTGGCGGCCAAGTACGTCACGAAGACGCTGGGCAAGAACCTCGGCGAGCTGCAAGAGGAGATGCAGCAGGCGATCGACAAGACCACCGAGGAGATCCGGCAGGGCTTTCTCGAAGCTGCGGCGCGAGACCGACAGATCGCAGAGCAAGCTCTGGCTGCGGCAAACAAGGCGCGCGAGGATGCAATCGCACACGCCGACGCGCTCAATGCCACCCTGGGCGATCTGGTCAACGCCGATGATTGGACATCCACGGGCTCCTACCCGAAGGGCGACTTCGTACGCTACGACGGGCGGCTGTACCGGGCGCGGGTGCCAAACTCCGATGTGGTGCCGGTGGGTAACGATGCCACCTGGCAGAACGTCGGCAACTACGCGAGCGCCGGCGAGGCGATGGCTGCGGCGATCGACATGGCGACGCAGACAGCGAACAACCTGGCGGCCGAAGTGACTCGGCTTTCGGGCGTGATTGCCCGATTGCCTGCGGGTGCGGGGCAGGTGGCCAGCTCTGCATCTGTTGCTGATGAGATGACGGCGCGAGCAAATGGCGATCAGGCACTGGGGCAGCGGGTGGGTGTCGTGGAGGCGCGGATGCCTGCGGGCTCAGGAGGCCTCGCAACGTCTGCGCTCGTGACTGAAGTCAATGAGGCCAGCGCCTTCAGAGACAATGCACTGGGTCAGAGGGTGGGCGTCGTTGAGGCGCGCATGCCATCGGGTAATGGAGGTGTGGCCACCTCCGCGAGTGTGACTGCCGTGGATCAGGCTCGCGTAAGTGGTGACCAGGCTCTCGGCCAGCGTATCGAAGCCACTAACGCTGCTGTTGCGGGCAAAGCGGAGACAGCAGCGCTCAATGCGCTGAACTCACAGGTGCAACAAGTGGGCAACCAAGCCACTGCGACCAGTAACGCGCTCACCGCGGTCACTGCGAGGACGAACGCAAACTCAAACATGCTGGTTAATCCAACATGGGCGCAAGGTGGGTTGGGTTGGTCAATTCCAGCCGGTGTGACGATTGGATATGAAGCCAGGTTCGGGTACTTCGTGGACAATGGCGGTGTCGCTGGCGGAACGGCGATGTCTCAAGATTGCGCCGCTGCCATAGGCGATTACACATACTCGATCGATGTGTTCCGCAATAATTCAACCGGTACTGCGCGAATTGAACTGATTTACTTCAATGCCCAAGGCCAGAACTTGGGCAGTTCCAGTGTTTCCTCTGTCCCAACTACTGTTGGCGGGTGGCAGCGTGTGGTAGTGACGCTGGCTCGCGGGACGGGAATGGTGAGTGCCAGGGTCAGAAACATCATCGAGGGCACGAATAGCACCGTGAGATTTAGGCGAGCAAAGCTTGAGCCAGGGACAACGGCGACAACATATACCGATGAAAATGCGGTGAGCACGCTGGCGTCAGCTACCCAATCTCTCGAAGCCCGGACGACGATCAACGAGAATGGCGTCGCCAGCTATTTCGCATCGTACACATGGGCGCTGGATGCGGGTGGAAAGGTTATCGGCATGCAATCGGTGAACAACGGCACCATCGGCAAGATCACGTTCTCGGCGGACGTCGTGGAGATCATCGGTGCCACACCGGGTGGCGGTCGCAACGAGTTCGTCGGCGGGAAGTTCTACGCCTACGCGCCCAACGGCCGCCGTGTGGTGGCGCTTGGCTACGGTGTTACATGACCAACGTCCTGATCATCAACGACGCCGACACCGGCGTCGTGCTCTTGCAGATCACCGATCAGGCCGACTCGGATCTGCTGACACAGCACATGGGCGCTGTCGCGATCGCGAGCGGCAGCAATGGCTCCGTGCCGGTGCCAGTGACCGGAAGCGCCAACCAGTTGTACTACTGGTTCGTAGCCGACACCGGCGCAGGCAACAGCCTGCTGCCGTACGTCAGCGATGACGGCAACACGATCAGTTGGTCGTCGGCGGCGGCGAACTTCGGTGCGCGAGCCGGCGGCACTCTGTTCTATGGGAGGTTCTGATGGCCTATGCAATCTTCGAGGCCGGCCCGAATCGGGTCGTGATCTCCGAGACATGGAAGAATTTGGCGAAGGCGTCCACGCAGACGATCACACCGACCGGTAGTGGCGTCTTGAAGACGTGGAGCCTGACGGTCACCGGCACCAATCCAGTTCTTGCGTTTCTGGGTGAGAACAATGCCACGCTTGCAACGCGAACCCAGAGCGGGAACAGCTTCACTTTCACCGGTTTCACCACCAGCGGCAGCTTCAGTGCCATGGTCTTCGACTATCCGAACTTCGGGCGGCGAGACTATTTGGTGGTCACCAATCCCGACACCGACGAGGTGCATTTTGATGCCACCCTCAAGTACATGAAAGTGCGCGGGCTGCTGCAGGGCAATGCCAATCAGGGTGGGTCGATCACCTTGCCGGCAGGCCGCACCTACGCCGCGCTGGCCGGCTCCACCGGCAACATCATGCTGGCTATCGGCGGCCTGGTCGGCGGCGGCCCGCAATGGCAGGTGCAGCAGTTGTGGCGCAAGGGCGTGGTCAATATCAACGGCAATGTCGCGTCGATTGCCACCATTGATACCGCCCAGGATCTGCGCACAGGCACTAGCGGAACTCCCCAGCCGCCCCCTGGCAACTACGGCCAGGCCTGGGTGCGCTCTCCCATCCTCGACGTCACCGGATACTAATTATGATCACGTGTCACACTGGAAATAGCATGAAGATTCGACCTCACCGTGGGGCCTTGGCGGACGCCATGGCCAACTGCCGAAACATCGAACCGACACTCGGTGCCGTCGTAGAATTTCTGCGCGGGGACAGCGGTGGGGCCTTCGTGGTCACGCCAGACATGGTCAGTGTCAAGAAGTACGGCAGTGGTTTGGATGAGCGAACCGGCTGGGATACCTATGTAATTTCCGTGCGCGGCATGGGAATCATGGCGTGGATCGACGGCCCTCTGGAAGGAATGGAGGTAGCCAAATGATCATCAGCGAAAACCCTACCTTCGGCACGCAGACCAAGATCGTGTCGCCGCGCATCGAGATCCGATGGGACCCGGTGACCAACGACGGGCCGGTCGAGTTCCATCTCGAGCAGATGACCACCAAGCCACATCCCGATGGCTGGACGCAGACGCTGGAGCGCTTCTTCCTGCGCGTACTCACGGTGCAGATCAGCGACCTGATCGGCCGCAGCCACGACATCACCGCGCCGGCCACGACTGATATTGATCCGGCGACTGGCAAGTCCGTGGAGGTGCCGGGCGAGACGTTCACCGAGCCTGGCATGCATCTGCTGCTGGGCATCAAGGCGGCTACCCGCGCCGCCTACGATGCGGACGTGGTGACACCCGATCCCGATGCGGACCCGCTCGCGCATCAGATCACCATCATCTGGAATCCGACCAACGACACCGGCACCGTGACGTTCCAGGTCGAGGACCGCGGTGCAGTCCTCGGCGTGCTTGCGGCGCCGATCGCCGACCTGATTGCGCCGACCTACGCCATCCGCTATCCAGGAGCGGAGGCGACGCAGGACCTAGCCGGCTGGAAGCTTAAGGCGCTGATCAAAGCTGCGACCGATGCGGCGATTGCATCGAACGTTACGGTTGCTGCAGCGGAGTTGGCGGGCGCTTAGATCCGGCGAATTAGCCCGGCCGTCTTGTCGCTTTGCAGCTGACATAAACAAGCGTGCCTTTGCTATGCTCGATCGGCGGACAGTGAGTTCGCATGGATCTAAAGGACTTGTAATGAAAAACTTTTTCATCGCTGCGGCGGCTGGGCTCGCCCTCGCTGCCACTTGTAACGCCGCTGCGCAGGACGTTCGATATCTTGGAGTGACTTCACGTGTTGCAGCCGAGGCTGCGGCGCAGCCAGCACTCGTGCCGGACGGAGTGACGCTTGTTTCGCTCGAACGCTGGTATTTCCAAAATGACACGTTCTCGGCTAGGCCAATCACGACTGTGGGACAAAGTCATCCAGGCAAGCGTCAGGGTGTACTCGGGTTCATTTCGTTCACGCCGTTTGCCGGTGGGCACACGCTTTACGCGTGCATCACCAGCGACTATCGCGATCGGTTCACTTCCCGTGACCCGAACTGCGAAGGCCAGGTCCCGTACCCGTCGTCTCTGCCTATCACCGGGTATGTTGCATCAACGCAGCTTCCCGGCACGGTGCCGCTCTATCGCTGCATGCGCGGTGGGCTGCAGCCCGGTAATTGGGCCGATCACTTCGAAACCTTGGACGTGAACTGCGAAAATGTGAGGTTCCCCGCGAGCGACGGAATCATCGGCTACATCTGGCTCTGATTCTCTTCGCTTGTCGAAGTCACGATAGATTCGTGTGTAGTTTGCCGGCGGGTCAGGAGACTCTGGCCCGCCGGCGCGGCATTCGGCAATATCTACAGCACGTAGCTTTCGCAGCCAGTCTGGCGAAGGCCGAGCAACCTCCGGCCTGACCAGCTGAGGTGCTGCCTCAACGACCGACGGCGCCGACCTTGCGCACTCCACTACGGTCCTGGAACTTGATGCTCCACGGAGTGACCAGATAGCCGGGCCGGAACCGGTTGGCGATCGAGAAGTGGTCCGCGCGCGCGTCCTTGGCAATTCCGTTCACCAGCACATAAGGTGCGGCGGTTTTCGGCACGCGGCAGTCGTCGGGATAGCCATCGGTCTTGAGTGCCAGGGTGTAGGGGCCGCTGCCCAGTATCTCGCCGCAAACGATCGCCCGCGTGCTGACGGATGCAGCACGGGCGCGTGGCGCGATGCGAACGACAAAGGCGTCCAGCGTCTCGCCGTTGGTAGACGTTTCTTGGTACAGCTGGGCGGTGCGGCCGAACTGACTGGGTTCGCCGGCAGCGGCAGGGATGGCGACGCCAAGAAGCGCCGCGGCGGCGGTGATCAGCAGTGCGTGCATTACGTTCTCCGAATGTGCTGCGCCGGTCAGTGCCGGCGGCGCGAGGTCATCTCGGCGCAACGCCAAGATGCTTGGCCCGCACATGCAAAAAAACGTTCATTTGAGCTATGCCCGCACGCTCCGGCTGGTTGGTAAAAAGCCGGACGCGGCTCATGATTGAGCGGTCCCGATTCGATAAGATGCCTTGGCCAGCTGATCACGGAGACGACCATGGAATGGATCAAAATCGGACCTGGTTGCGAGATGCCTGCTGAGGACGAAACAGTCCTCACGTTCGACGTCCATCGTTTCTGGAGTGAGGCAGTGCACCGATGCGCGCGCTTCTATTGGGACGAGGTGCATGAGATCGAGGGCGTCACGCACTGGATGAGGATCGAACTGCCTGCGTAAGCACCATCGGGCAATTCTGACCTCAAGATGGGTAACAGGCCGATATGGAAAATACCATGTGGCTGCCAATCTACATCTGCCGGTCGCGGTGCCAAGATGGCCGCTCAACCCGCGAGGCGCCTGAGCAGCGCCCAGCCGGCACCCTATACGTAACCCTCAAGGTCGTCGTGTGTGAGTACGCCCAGACGATGACCCCAGGATGTGACCAGCTCGACGATCACGGCCGCCTCGCCAGGGAAGGCAAACAGCAACCCCGCCTCGAACTGGTTGAGGACTTCCAGCGGTTCGGACGTGGCCGCCAGGCGCTGCTGCAGCTGTTCGAAGAGGCTGGGGGTGGTGGTGTCCATGCCAGCAGTCTACGGCCACCTGTCTCATGTCCTGAGACGGTGCTGCCGATACTGCGGGTATGGACAGAGCCCAACTCCGGACGCACCTTGATCACCTAGACGCTGCTGTGCCGGCGCTGCTGCAGAGCAGCCCCGACCGTTGCCACTTCTGGCAGGCCTTTGCCGGCATGGCGGACGTCATTGAGGACGGCGCCATCACGGGCGAGGATGCCCAATTCGTCTCCCGGCGGCTCGATGAGATCTTGGCCTGGCATGGCCTCCAAGATACCGACCGCGACTGTTAAGAGGCGGCCATGTGTTACTCCGCGCTGATCCGAGCCGAGTTCAAAGAGTTCCAGCGGGCGTTCGGCGCCGTGATGGACATCGACACCTATGTGAAGACCTTCTGGTGGGGCGAGGGTGCCCAGGCGCGTCGCATCAAGGCGCCACGTGCGATGGTGCGTGAGTTGCTGGAGATCGGCCCGCCTGAGCTGCAGGAGAACCTGCGCGCGGCGGACGCGGCCGAGGCAGACACGCTCACCCGTGAGATCTTCGACCAGAAGCGCCGTGTCGGCGATGCCGAGCGGGCGCTGCAGCTCAAGGAAACGAAGAAAGCGCGCGAGGACGTGCGCATTGGCACGAACAAGATCCAGCAGGCCCAGCGGCGCCTCGACACGCTCAAGGGCACGCGGGGTCAGGACGACAGCCGGATATTCCCGGGCGTCTATTGCCCGGTGCTGGTGTTCGAGAACGGCCAGCGTGTCGTCAAGCCGATGCGCTACCAATGCCGCCCGGCCGGCACGCCGGCAATGTACGACCGGAAATTTCCTGGCACCTACAACGCCCGCCGGGACAACCTGGAAGGCTTCTGGCGCCGGCAGTTCGGCTACACCCACGGGTTGATGGTGGCCGAGCGGTTCTACGAGAACGTCGAAGGCCCAGACGGGCAGAACCAGCGCATCGAGTTCGTGCCGCGCACCGGCGAGCCGATGCTTGTGGCGTGCCTCTGGTCGCACTGGCGCGATCCCGCAGGCATCGAGCCCGACCTGCTGTCGTTCGCCGCGATCACCGATGAGCCAGAGCCGGAAGTCGCCGCCGCTGGCCACGATCGGACGATCATCAACATCAAGCCCGAGCACGTCGACGCCTGGCTCAATCCGGGTCCGCGCAACCTGGATGCGCTGTACGCCATCTTCGACGACAAGCGGCACCCGTTCTACGAACACCGGCTAGCAGCGTGACCAGCAGCAGCCACAACCAGGATAGATAGCCATGCCATCCCGATCTGCGCACCGCGCTGCGCTTCAGCGATCTAAGGAGCCGAGCGTCATTGCTCCCGAAGGTGTGACGCTGCCGCCTCTCCCTCCCAACATGACCTGGCACAACCCCGTCATCGGCGGGGACGTCGATCGAGGCGAATGGTGCCTTTTGCGTGTCGGTCCAGGAGGGGCAGATGTCCTGGCAAGGGTTCGGCGTAATGGGGAAGCTGGGGCAGCTGTGTGGCTGACGATCGCCGGAAGCCCAGTAATACCGCCGCCTGTGACGCTGCCAATCGCTCAGGCCTTCGAAGTGGCGGCCGAGTTCGCACGTAACTCGGCTAGGTAATTCTCTCATCGCGCTGTCCGGCCAACTGGAGGCTTGATTTTTCTTGAGCGGCGAGTGTCCTGGTAGCGGACCCCTATCTCCGTCACCAAATACCCGGGTCGCTTCCAGTCTTCTAGGCTGAAGGTCCAGCAATCCTTCAGCAGGCTCGGATGGGTATGCACGTATGGCAGCCCATCTCGCTCGACGAAGCAGCTGTACCGATCATGGTAGGTGCGGATGTCCACGGCATGCTGACCCTGCTCTGTGCGAATTGTCCCGCACACTTCCGCGCGCAGGTCCGCTGTGAACTTGTTCAGCTTTGGCGCTATGCGGAGGATGAAGTCATCCATCGTCTCCCCGGGTTCGGAGAGTTCGATGGATAGGTGGGTCATCCGTTGAGCGGCGCTTGCTGGGGTGATCCAAATGGCCCAAGTCAGTAGCAAAAGCTTGAGCCAATTCTGCACCAGTGCCGGCTTGTCATGCCGCGTTAGAGCCTTCTGTTTCAT